GAAAATCGATGACTTTGCGCATTTTGCCGTCAAAAAGGTCATTAAAAGCAAGATTTTCGCCTTTTAAGTCGTCTAAAACGTCTTGAATGACGTCTAATTCGTCTTCGGTGATTTCTCGAAGCAATTTTTCGGGTTTTTTGCCGGAAATATCGAAATTTTCCAACAAATTCGCTGTTTTTAGAAGAATTTGTTCATCATTTAGCATTTTTGGACATCTCTACAGCCTTCTCCAGTAAATAGATCGGAATCTCGGTATCATCTATGTCTTTTATCTCTTCAATCGTCGCCCATTTATATTTATCGTGTTCAGTTTTCTTGGTTTTTGGGTTGGGTTTATCTACATTTATCTCACCGGACCATTTTTGAGTCAAAAAATAGTGTTTTTCTGGCTTTGGTGCGCCCAAATAAGCGAGATCAGAAAGGGAACAGCTCAAATTTGTTTCCTCTTCAAGCTCTCTGATAGCACCAGACTCGATTGAACCATCCTTGTCATCTACGTGACCCCCGGGGATCGTCCATTGACCCTCCCTTTTGTCTATATGAGAGCGCCTAACAATCAAAAATTGCTGTTTATCATTGAGACAAACAACAATCCCAACTGTTTTAGTCTCACCTTCGGTGAGAAACATATTCCATAAGTGTTTCATTTGCAAGCTTTTGGGGTTTTTCCTTGATATCCTCTACAGAATGCACCTAAAGCTTTATCAATCTTTATTTCGCTCATGGGCACCACCCAAATCATGTTCTCTTGAACTTGAATATCGGGGTAATATTCTACATCTACACCATATATTACCCCAACTTGCTGCCCTTTTAAATTATATATTATAGATCCGGAGCAGCCAAACCACCCATAGGTTTGCAAAATAATGTGTTTGCCTGTTCTGGGCCCTGGAACAGTCTCAAATCCTGCCACTCTGCCCGTAAACGACATGAGTTTGTGATGAGAGGGATATCCAGAATAAAAAACCTCGGCACCAACCGCAACCACCCCTTTTACAGGGTTAAATTTCATTGGTTCTATGGATCTAAAAGGATTTCCAATATGTAAAATGCCAATATCGTTAACTTTATCTGAATATATTAATATCCCAAGATGCGACTCCTCTTTATGGGCAACAACATATGTGCTGCCCAATAATCCGTCGACCACATGTTGTGCAGTTATAACAAGATGCACACCTTTATATTCTATGTAAGATCCGGATCCGTGACCGCCAGCAAAAGGCACTGTTACTCTAACGGCGGCATTGCGCACTTTTTTTTCAATTGAGCGCATTTCAGAACTAACAGCTTCTGTAGGTAAGTTAGGTTTATAAACTTGAGCAGCTGCGACGTTCGATAATAAGACACCTAATGCTAATAATATAAATTTCATTTTTTAGATCTCCAAACTCCGTAATTATGGACCGGTATCACTACCTTCTTCTATTGGCACGTATAAATAGCCAATCTCTACTAAGGATCCTCCGAAGGGAATGATTGTAAAATAAACAGTATTGTCAGACGCAGAATATGTCCAGTCTGTATTAACAGCGCCATTAATAAATACTCGAATAGAGGATTCCACTGGTATATGTGTGAGTCTCCACATTTCATGAGGCTCGACAGAGGATGCGGCAGCTGCCACCCCCGCCGACCAATCTTCCGCACATATGTCGATAATGGTGCCCCCAAAGTGGTCGGTCGCTTCCATATATCTATAGCCTATATCGCGCGCCATCGGCGGCCAATCACACATGGTTTCTGCAGCTTCATGGTTAACAATACTTGATAGAAAGACTGCGCCGCCACGTTGAGCGCCATACCATGTCACAAAATTAGACACATCTATAAAGTGTGCATTGCTTTGTTCTTCTTCATCGGACACAAAGACTACTAGCAGCGCTGCATCTGAGCGCATCCACGTGGAAGCGTAAGGATTGGATACAATATATTCATATGCAGCGTCGAACCCCTCCTCATATGAACCACGAAGCATTGCGGTATACATGGCTGTTGCATCTAATATGTCATCGCCAGGGACGAGCGGAAACTGCGCCTCCACCATGGCCCTTGCGGGGTCGTTAGATATCATGGCTAGCCGCCAACTAGCGGGTGGGAGTGCCAGGAGCATTGTTTCGATTCCAGCTAACAGCTGCGTTTCGTAGCGCGCCATCGAGCCTGATGTATCGATAACCCAGAGGATATCGACTCCGTCAAATGTGTTTGGTTGACTAAATGAGTCAATCCATATTAAACCCGGATCAGAAGTGTCTGGTACCGGGATCTCAATCTCGATATATACAGGCACCTCGATCTCGACTTCAACCTCGACAGGCACCTCAACTTCTACCTCGACCTCGACAATCTCGGTTACAGTTATAACTGAGTTCCGGCCGGCCCCGTGGCCCATTATACCATATTCATATTGGCATCCAGAGCTTAGAATACCCAGAGCAGCAATTAAAATTTTAAATTTTTTGAACGCCATCCTAATAGTAACTATGTTTGTCGCTTACTTTGTGTCTTTTAACAATACAAAACTTAACAACATCAGATTGACCAAAGCCAATATTTTTAAATCATACATATCGGCAAATTCGCCGAAAATAAAAAGACCAATGTTTATAAACCATGCACCGCAGCAAATATAAAAGAAGGTTTTTTTTATTGATTGGAAACGCTTGCCCACAAAGTAAATATTTTTGTAAGCGCAAATTTTTTTATTTTTTTCTAAAATTTTCGTTTATTCTTGTAATCGATTTCAAAGCAACCAATTGCTTTAGGCTATAATCGGTATAATATTGGAGACCATCACGAGCCCAATATACCTTCCACACCCATACAATCAAATTATCTTCGTATGTTGACATCGCTTCTTTGTTATCTATTTTCTCCAACACGATCCCAATGTTTTTTTCATCGGCATTGTACAAAACATCCCCAACACAAAAAGATAGCGGATAAATCGAATCAACATGTGGCATATGCTCAGATTTTGTGTGTCATTCCAATATTAAACTTTGATACGATCGATAACATATGGATGATGATAGGATAAGTCTTTATAGAGCTTTTTAATAACAGATTTGGTAATTTCGCCGATTTCGGTTTTTAAATCTTTAGTTTTTAAAGCCTTTTCTAATTCATCTTTCAAAACATCTTTAAGCTCGCTCTTAATCGACTTGGATATCATTTTCTCAATAGCTTCTTTATCGGATTTAGACAACTCTTCCGTGACTAGTTGTTTAAGCGAGTCTGGTGATATTAATAGCATGTTTTTCATCAATAGTAAATAGTACGCGATAATCAATCTTCCCGCCGGGCCGCAATAATTGACAATAGCTTTTTACGATCAGGCGCGCCTAGCTGCGCGAAATATTCGATTATCGCCGTGTGACTAGCCTCAATCAATAGATGACCGCTTTCATCGCAATATGGGCAACTCTTCCATTTGTATGGGAACCGCGGCTCATGGTGGCCACTGTGTTGAAATACTCTGGTGCCATGGCACATTGTACATTTAATTTTCACGAACAATTTGTCAAACGGCATTCTGTTATTCAACCAATATGTTGTATTTTTTTAATCTCGCAATAGTATGCATCCATACGCGTGTTACATGTTTATCTGGTCTTCTTATCCACCATATCTTTGCCATATTCATTGGAACGTCGTCATGAACATCGAATAGTTGAATCACGATTGCGACGGCATCATGACACGTGCACGTCACCAAATCGCCGACTTTAAGGTCATGCGCTGGTGGCATTTCGAAAAACTCTTTCATTCTTTCCCACACATTTTAACTATGCGTGGGATTGTTATTATTTGACTTCTCGCACTAATATTTTGCCACATTCCGGACATTGTGACGGCAACGTTATTACTATGCCCGATCGGCAATGCCAACATGTGTACTTATATTTGCTCATGATTTTTGAGGGGTGTTAATTTCAAATTTTTAGGCGCAGATCGAGAACGGACTATACCCCCCACACACCGGAGTGTACAGTTACCGAGACATAGATTCCGGAGGGGAGGGGGGAGGGGGGAGGTGTTATCACACACACAGATCATTATTAATTGTTTAGGTTGCGTGAACTGTTTACTCTATCACAGGATAATACATACACTATGATAGCTGCGTTGATGATAGACCAGTATGCTATGTGATCAACTGTGTTTATTATTTTGTTTAGTCTCGCCCTCATTCCATTCACTCCAAGCACACCGCAATCAATACTAACACACAGCATGCGATGGCAGCAAAGAATAACCACATAGAAGTGATCATGCTTCAGCAACCTCCGTGTCATCAAACAGGTCTGTATCATTCATTATATACAAGCCGTTTATAGTCTCTGCGTTCTCGCGCAACCATTCCTGAGCAATATCAGGTACTTGCACCATGCGCCCCATCAGTTCGTCTGGGTCGGTGTTCTCCATCAATCCGTGCAGAATAAGCATGTCAACAGCATGTGAAGCCTCGTCCACAAACAGATTGCACTTCTGGCTGAGTTCCTGTACAGACCAGGTTTGAAAGGTTGGACGCCAACTGTCAACGAATTGCAAGATATCAATCTCGCACTTGTTGAGTCTCGCGCCGTCAATGTCATAAATAGTTTCCATAATCCTCTTCCTTTAAGGGGAACCTTAACTAAGTTGTTGAAATCATTGTGGTTTTAAATCCACATCAAAAAGTAAATCACCATCATCAGGCCGATACAACCTATCACATCTGCGATTATTTCGTACTGTGTCATATGATTCTCCTACTGTAATTAGTATACTCTACTCTCACATGCATGTCAAGTGTAACATTGTCAAAAGCATGTAAAGAGCGTAAGTGTTGAATATCGTTGGTGAAACAGAATCTTGTAAGTGGTTGATACAACTGACAATTGTTGTAGCATGCAACTCACACGTTGACG